CACAACAGGAGCAAGGTATGAGCGCAGTAATCGACACGCACAACGAACCAGCCGACCGCGTACCACTGAGCGCGCGCCTGATGCGTGGCTGGAATGTTGAGTGGCGGACGCCGCACGCAAGCGGCCGGACGACGACGATAGCACGCACGTTCAGCGAAGCATGCCGCCATGTTGGCGACCTGATTCCGGGTGCGCAATGTACGGCGAAGGTGATTAGATGATCGCCGACCCCGTCCTTGCCGATGAAATCCGCGAAGACGCACGGCGGATGGTTGCCGAACAACTCGCAGCCATTGCCGACATCGAGGTAGCGGCATACGTCGATTCGCGCCTTGAATACTACGAGCGCAACATCGGCGACCTGATTACCGACCTTGCGGAAAACGACTGCGATTGTGTCGTGGATCGCCTGCAATGGCTGCTGATTAACGACAAGCAATTTCGTCAGAACGTGCGTGAGTTTGCGCGACTGACACGGGAGAAGTACTGATGAGCACAACGAAGTGGACGCAGGGGCCGTGGTCAGTAGTGCACGATACCGACATCACGGGAGTCGAAAACGATCCTGCAAATGGATGTGTCGGGCCGGTTGATGTTGCGCATGTTTATTTGCGCACTGTGCCCGGCAGAACAGAGGCCAACGCCACCCTTATCGCAGAAGCGCCAGCGCTTTATAAGGAGCTGGAAGCGTTGACCGGAGTCGTTCAAAGCGATCCATTTCTGCGTTACTCGGAAGACTCGCTGTATGGCAAGGCAATCAAAGCCGCGCTAGCCGTTCTCAAGAAAGCACGGGGCGAGTAATGGGCTGGATACCAGACGGAGACCGGTAATGAACAGAAACATCTTCCACGGAATGCGCACCGGTCGAGACTGGCACGAAATCGAGTCTCGCGCTAACTGGACAGACTTGATCGCTGTTGTGATTGGTCTGGTGATTCTTGTTGTTGGCTGTGGTGTTTTTAAGGGGTTGTGATGATGTTGCCGGTCAAGAAAGACAACGAAGCCACGGCAAGCCGATTGGACGTAAACGACGCATTGATAAGCCTGCGCCAGTTTGGCAACCCGAGGCTTGGTTTTTATGGTAGTTGGTGCGCATCAATCAAGATGAACACAACTGTTACTGGTGGCGAATTTGAAATATCAAGCGGCTTTAGGCACGAGACACCAGCGGACGCGATGCAAATATTGATTGATCGGGTAAATGAAGCGATGAAGAAATGACCCGCGCCCTCCTCCTGATCCTGCTGCTGCCAACAGACACAGCGGTAGTCAACATACCAACACCAGAGCAGGCGCAGTGCCGTGTACAGCTTGTGATGCGGCTGGCGATGACTGAGAGCGAACAACGCGGCCATTGTGCGCGCAGAACAACCAACCCTAAACGGGTTCAACCGGAGTAATCCATGACCTCAGCAGTAGTACCGTTTGAACAACAGATGACGCTTGCCAAGGCGTTCGCCGCCAGCGGGCTTTTCGGCTTGAAATCGCCGGAACAGGCGCTTGCTTTGATGGCGCTTTGCGAGGCTGAGGGGATGCACCCGGCTAAGGCGGTGCAGCGCTACCACATCGTCCAAGGACGCCCGGCAATGAAAGCGGACACCATGCTTGCCGAGTTTCAAAAGGCTGGCGGTAAGGTGGACTGGAAGGAGTACACCGACACGCGCGTTACCGGCATCTTCTCGCACGCCTCTGGCGGATCGGTCACGGTCTCGTGGGACATCGGTCAAGCGCAAAAAGCGGGGCTTGCCGGGAAAGATGTATGGAAGCACTACCCGCGTTCAATGCTGCGCTCTCGCTGCATCAGCGAAGGCGTCCGCGCTGTGTTCCCTGGCGTTGTTGAGGGTGTTTACACACCGGAAGAAATCGAATCCATGCCGCCCGAAAGCGGAGCAATCGAAGGCACCGCCCGCCGCGTCACCGAGGCGCCCGCGCTGCCGGTGCTTTCCGACGAACTCTTGGCAACCGCCGAAGCCGAAGCCGCAAAGGGTTACGCCTCGTTCTCCGCATGGTGGGAAACCGTCAGCGAAGACGATGGCGCCGCGCTGACTCCGCGCCTCAAGGAGTTGACCAAGAAGGCTCGCGCCGTGACCGTCGAGACGGAGGCAGCCCAATGATCGAGCAAGGCACCGACGAATGGCGCCTGCAACGCTGCGGGCTCGCCACGGCGTCACGGTTTGCCGATGTCATGGCGACCGTCAAAACCGGCGAATCAGCGGATCGCCGCAATTACCGCGCGCAGCTTGTGTGCGAGCGGCTGACCGGCAAGCCCGTCGAAACGTACAGCAACCGCGCGATGCTGGTAGGCACTGAGCGCGAACCGGATGCCCGTGCGCTGTATCAGGTCCGCACGCGGCGACTGGTTGACGAAGCCGGGTTTGTCCGTATCGAAGGCATGGCCGCTGGCGCATCGCCTGACGGGCTGGTCGGCGACGACGGCCTGCTCGAAATCAAATGCCCGAACCCGGCGACGCACATTGACTATCTGCGCCTGCCGCCCAACGAATGCCCAAAGGCGTATTTCTGGCAGGTACAGGGCCAGATGCTCGCCACTGGCCGGACATGGTGCGATTTTGTGTCGTACCACCCGGAGTTTCCCGGCGAGTTGCAGATTGTGATTCGCCGCGTGCAGCGCGACCAGCAAGCGCTGGCGAAATTGGTCATGGGGCTCGGCAAGTTCCTCGAAGAAGTTGACGCCGAAGAAGCCGAGCTTCGCGCGATGATGACAAAGGTGGCGGCATGAACGAAGCAATCACACCACGCGCCAACCTTGCGGCAGCGCTGAATGTGGCTGACCTGCAATATCTAACGAACATTCCGCAGGAATTGATCGACACCGCCAAGGCCAATCGGCTTGTCATCATCTTTGGTGCATCCGACGACTTGATGGAGTTTCGCGGGGCCATCTACGACGAGATTGGAGCCTACGACGGAACGACCGCGTATCTCGATAGCAATGGACTGTTGCAGAACGACTGTGAAAACGACGAGTGCCCGCATTTTGCCAAGTTGAAGGCGACGGCATCCACGGTGCGTGCCATTTGGTCCGACACCGGCAAGCCTTGCTGGACTTATCAGACCGACATTCCGCACTCTGAATTCAACATCCACGAAGACGGCGAGATGTACTGCCGTGGCATCGTGCTCTGCTTGGATGACGTGAAATGAACCTCGCCCAACTAGCTTTCACCGGCCACGCCATGACGGCACAGGTAGCGATGCCGCGCGAACCGCAGGACTTGACGGCGCGCGAGATCGACCAGGCTGTCGCGCTGTTCCGTGACGGCCTGAACCGCAAGCAGATTGCGGCGCAGATGTCGAAGGATTTGCAGCGCAAGATCACCGAAAACATGATCTCGATTGCCTTCATGGCGCGAGGCGTGAACAAGAACGACTGGCGGAAGTAGTTGAACCAATAAGTTAACCGGCGCCTTGGCGTCCGGTTGAACTGGCGGTTAGGCGGCACACGATAGAAAGGAATTGAGATGGCAGAGAAAGTAGTGATCGGGAACGCGGAGCTGTGGCACGGTGACTGCCGAGAAGTGCTGCCGCTGCTGCCCAGCGTTGACTTGATGCTGACAGACCCGCCATATGGAATCGACTTTCTCAACGGCGCAGGAGGTGGGCGCAAGGAAGGACAAGGCGGTTGGGCAACCTACGAACGCTTGGCGTGGGACAAGGAACGGCCGCCAGCCTGGATGTTTGGCTTGATGCGTGAGAAGGCTGCAGAGTGTGTGATATGGGGCGGCAACTACTTTACCGATGTGCTGCCGCCAAGCATGTGCTGGCTGGTGTGGGACAAGGGACAGACAGACTTTTCGCTGGCCGATTGCGAGTTTGCCTGGAACAGCAAGCAAGGCGCGGCCCGGCGCTTGATGCTGCCGCGCAGCGAAGCGCTGAAGGATGGCAAGGAACACCCCACACAGAAGCCGGTGCGGCTGATGGTGTGGTGCTTGGAGAAGCACCCGAGCGCGCAGACCGTGTGCGACCCCTTCATGGGCAGCGGCACGACTGGCGTGGCGTGCGCTGCGCGGGGCCTTTCGTTCACCGGCATTGAGCGTGAGCGCAAGTATTTCGACATGGCGTGCGAGCGCATCAGTCGCGCCCAGGCCCAGGGCACGCTGCTGCCGCCAGAAGAAACGCGACAGCCTGTGCAGGAGGGGCTGTTGTGAAACCTAACAGGAGATAGCGATGGAATGCTATTGTGACCATGACGGACCGACGGTGTATCGCCAGACTGCGCGCGTTGCTCGCAAACAGCATGTGTGCAGTGAATGTCGTCAGCCCGCTATTCAGCCGGGGCAAACGTACCAAGATGTTTTTGGCGTGTGGGACGG